ATAACTATACACAACATTAGCCGGATCTACATACTCTACTCTAATACCATCTCCTTTCTGAAACATATGCTTACAAATTCCAATACCTAAAGTAGTAATATCATAATCAACTCTCTTTCGTATATTTATATAATGACTTTCCTCCAGCATAGTATTAATTGCAATCTCATTAGCAATTTCTATCCCCGGCTTGTAATTAAGCTGCATATATAATTCCATTTCTGAATCACTTTCAGGTAGATTTTTAGGATCTGCTGTGAACATTGGTACTTTAAAGTCCCTCTCTATTTGACTAAATAAATTTTTGGCTACTACATTTTTTTCTATCTCTCTTTGAAACTCACCTCTTTTTTCAGACGACATAGCGTCCATGGCTATGCAATTTACTTTAAATAGGCGGTCGGACATTCCATTAACTACTATATCTACAAACTTAGGTATAATAGGAACTGGCGTCCAATCTAAGTTAAGATAAGATAGGTCTCCATCTACCGCTAACTCGTTTTTATATTTAGCAACTGATTGTTCTCCCCTGGCATAAAGCCTTAAGCGGTTAAATTCCATCCACTGATTATAGAATCTACAGTTCCTCCCATCTTTTCTGAACCACTCGTATTGTATTGCTTGTCCTACCTGTAATCCAAATTCATCGGTAGCTTTTTGTTTATCGGAAACAAATTGATCGGGGAAAGCAGCCGATTGGATGTTTATGTTGACGTCTTTCATGTAATTATTTGACTTTGTTTGCTGGTGTTATTATATCTGGCAAAGTTAACACTTATGATTTTTGTTTAGACGGCGTATATAAGTGCTTCTGATTAGCCATTATAGCTAAACCCGAACTAATAGCTGCATCAAACTTAGTTCTATTGGTAATATCAAACTTAGCCCAATCCTCTAAAGTCTTACCAAAAAACATTGTTCCCATGTCTCCCGCATCCCTATAATCTCCATTAAAATCAATCCCTACATGCTTTTCAATATAGGATTCAATAGCTGAAGCGTGTGATTGTTTTACATCTTCGGATGTATTAGGAATTCCTCCTAATTCTCTTTCAGTTTTAGATAATTTATTATAGGTCTTATCGGGACGATTTAACGAATACCCTCTATATCCTCTATTTTTAAAATGATATAGTAATCGCGGTTTATTATTTTCACATAGAATAGGCATACCATAAAATATACACGCCATTAATACTTCTTCAAAAAATATCTCTGCAGTCTGTGGTCTGGCTATATATTCTAAAAAGAACTCGTTACTTGGAGCTTCTTCCATATTAAATTTTGTTAATCCATGTAGAGCACCATTAGACCCTTTACCCACAACTACTCCCGATATATCGTAAGAGTCACACCCAAAAGACCCTATATGTTCATTCCCCGGTTTTTTAACACCTCTTTGTGTTATAATATTATTTTGCAAAGAAGCAGAGGGAGTCCAGCTCACTAAAAATCTTCCGTTTTTATTGGGAGACCAAATTACTTTAGTGTCTTTAACTCCGTTTTCCCAACTAAAAGAACCGCGTGTAATATGATGAGGTAAAATTAAAGAATCATTATAATCTATTTGCTGATATATTTTTGTTAAATTAAATAAAGATTGTTTACTCTCATCTCGAAAGGCATGAGATTCAGTACGAGGAAATTGCCTGTAAAATTCATTTAGAGCATCAGGATCTTGAGATAAAGAATTTACTTCATTCTCCCAATAATCAATAGCCCCTACCCTTATATCTTCTCCATCTATTCCTATTATAGGTTTAACAGGAGTTTTAAAAACAGGCATTCCGTACCTATCTATATATCCTTCAAAATTCCATTCCATAGGAACAAATAAACAATAGAGGCCACTTTTAGTTTGTCCATTAGCATTTCTTTTAGAAGGAAAAGAATCTTCATAAAGAGTTTTAAAATTTCTACCCCCCTTATCTAAAGCATTAGACGTAGATCCCATCATACATTTTCCAACAACTTTACTCCCTAACCGTAAACAGGTTTTAGTCACCCCCCAGTTATTTAAAATATTATCTGGTCTCTCCCACTTACCACTTTCATCATGCAATAGAAGTTGTAGTTTTTCTCCATCATAACTATTGTCTCCTGTATTTTTCCAATCAATAGTAGTATCTAAACCTTCAAGCTCTTCATCGGCAATATTATACATATTCTTTTTAGTAATCTTAGATGCTGGCACTCTGTATGCTAATTCTGTTTTAGGTTTATCCATCCCATCTTGAATAGGTTTAAAAAAGAAGGGATAGTTGTTAGATATAGGAACAACCTTATCGGTAAACATTTTCTTAGCATCCGATCCTGTTTTAGAGAGTATCCCTATTCTCGAATCCTTTGTAATAGTAGCTGTATTAACACCTTCACAAGAACTCATAAAAGAAAACCCTGAACGTCTTATTTTTAAATAACACATGCCAAAACTTCTTTTATCTGCCTTACATGCTTCCCAAAAAATATAGAAAATTCTATTAGCCTCTCGGAAGTCAGGATGGCCTACATCAATTTTTGTCCATTGTAAATACATATAATGAGTGCCTGTCATATAAAGAGGAACTCCATTATTCATAAACCAGAATCCTTGTTCTCTTCTATCGAACTCGTCTTCTATATAATCTACCCACTTAGACTTAAAAGCGTCTGGAGTAGCGTGCCATTGAAAGATAGATTTAATTCTATTTAATTCTTTAGATATTGGAGTTACTTCCCAGTACTGTTCTTCCTTCTTTTTGTCGCGACGATAAATATTTTTAGGAGGCTTAGGTAAGGCAATATTTAAACCGTTTATATTTATTATAGTTTCAATTTGCCCTGTCTTTGAAATAACAACTACATCATACTTAGGATTATAGCCATACAGCCAGCTCCTCCCTCTATTCTTGTTGGAAAGAACCGATTTAGGCACAAGTTTGTGCATTACTCTAAATAAGTTATTTTGATCTTGATTCTGCAAATCCTTTCGGGGTATTAGTTTTCTTTTCAATTACATTGCCATCTAACAATTCTCTTTCTTCTTCTATACGTTTAAGAATCTCAAACGCATCAAATATAG